AATCTTGATCGGAGATACTAAAACATCTCCTTTTTATATGCTTCTGACTGACGAAGAAATTCAAAGGCTTTTAGATTTCTCTAAAGGAGATGTTTATAAAGCAGCAAGGTTTGCAGCAGCAAGTGCTTATGCGCAATTATCTGCTTGGAGCACCCGTGAACGTACTGGTTCAATAGAAGTATGGAACTCTGTATCAACAAGCTACTTTAAAGTTCTTGAAAATCTGATGAAGGGTTCGGGTATGTTCATGCCTGATGGATTGTACCCTTGGTATGGAAGTAAAGATAGTTGCTCTAAGCTCTTGAATATTCAAGTGTGTGACCACGAAGACTCTTGTGGTTGTAACACTTGCAAAGCTTACGGTTCTACGTTCTGAAGGAGAAGTGAATGTCTATTCCAAGATTTCTCCTGACTAGAACAGTCCCACTTACCATCTACCGACAAGAAGCGGGTTCTTATGTCCGTGGCGTGTGGGTAGAGGGGTCAATCGTTGAAGTGCCAATTCGTGCAAACATTCAACCTTTGAAACCTTCTGAAGTTCAGATGATGCCTGAATCTGATCGCACCCGCGAGTGGTACAGGCTTTGGACAACTGACCTTGTAAGAACAAAGCAAGAGGGGGCACAAGGATATGATGCCGATGAATTTATTTGGAAGGGTTATCGTTACCAGATAATGAAAGCTCAGAGTTGGGACATGGGGGTTCTTGACCACCACGAGGCGTGGGCTGCTAGGATTTCAGTAACCCCAGACTGAGGTATTTATTATGGAAGATTTGGTCGGAAGTAGGTTCGGAAAACTGTTGGTGGTGGCTCTTGAGGAGCCCGTTAAAAACAAAAAAGATCGTGGTTTTTCCTACTACTATTCTTGTACTTGTGATTGTGGAAACACAACAATAGTTTTAAGAAGGAAGTTAAAAGAAGGGAGAACGAAGTCCTGCGGTTGCCTTCGCGGGGTAGCTACTAGAGAGAAGATGCGTGTAGAAAACGACCTAACAGGCAAGAAGTTTGGTCGATGGATGGTTATAAGTCGTTGTCCAGAGACATTTAAAAAGTTCTCCTGTCTGTGTGAATGCGGAAATTCAGCCAGCGTCGAAGGACATGCGCTCAAATCGGGAAAATCCACAAGCTGTGGGTGTTATTTTAAAGAACAAGCCTCTAGACGTTTAATGGACTACATAGAAGGATATCGCGAATCGGTCGGTTCTGATCCACTAACCCCACTTGTAAGTGAAGATGTTCTTCAACGCGCTGCTTTTAAAGAGAAGCTCCAGAAGAAAATACTGATCAGGGATAACTTCACTTGCGTCTTCTGTTCAACTAAGTCTTCCCAATTAAATGTACATCATCTCGACACATGGAAGCAATTTCCAGAAAGAAGGTTTGACGAAAGTAATTTAGTTACTTTGTGCGTACCTTGCCACAAGGAAATTCATTTTCAGAGGTATAGTGGTCCGGTGGATGAACTTAAAACTATACTATTAAAAGGTTACACTGAAAATGAAGTCTACCTGTCTTCTTATTTTCAAGAAGAAAAAGTCGAGTGGGCTGCTAGAATAGGGCCAACTCCATGAGTCTGAAGGTTGATAAGAAAGTTTGGGAAGCAATGAAAAAGAAATTCCGACAAGCAGATTCTATTCAGCTTAGTGTCGGCTTCTTTGAAGAAGATCGTTATGGTCCTGAAAATGAAAATCTTCCTGTTGCCTACATTGCCCGAATTCAAGATGCTGGTCTTGGACCTCCCGCTCGCCCATTTATGTCTGGTGCTCAGGGTTTGACTGGTGTTGTAAGAAGCACTCCGTACAGGAAAGATTATCAAGAAGCTGCTCGACGAATAATCCTTAATCTTTCAACCGTCCAGCAAGAATATGCAAAGCTGGGCACTTTCTTAGTACAAGATACAAAAGAAATTATTGAACAGTGGTCTTCTCCACCTAACGCAGCCCTTACCGTAGAACTAAAAGGGTTTAATGATCCTCTGATTGAAACAGAGACAATGAAAAACTCGGTTAAGTTCAAAATTGAGAAGGGGTGATAAATGGCAGGAGTTTATACAACAATAAAAGAAGCTGTTCGTAGGGGTGTATGGGCTTCATTGCAAGATTATTATCCCACATATAACGAAGATACAGCTCCTATTATCTTTTCTCATTTGAACGGTACAGAGCCGGATGACAGTTATGTCGTTATCTCTGTTCTCGGTGTTTACAGTCAAGGTAGAGGTTCTTCCTCAACTCTCACTAGCACCGATTTTAAAGTTTCTTATTCTTCTGCATACGAAGTAGAGTTCAGGATTCTCTTTGTAGGCGGATATAGTGGTGACATGGCCCACACTCTCTCTAACAAGCTGTACAGTCCTTTGATTCAAGATGTTTTCCGGCAGGAAAAGCTTGGGTTTATTCGTAAAGGAAACATTGCTTATAGTCCTGTCAAAAGAGAGACAAGGTGGGTTGATTACCACACATTAGACATCACTTTCACTTATCAAGTTGTTAGTGAAGAGCAGATTGATTATTTCGAGTCTGCGATTATCAACGGCATAGTTGAAAATGAGGGTGGAGTTGAAGTTTACAATGAAACCTTCGGCGTCCCTGATACAACCCCCATCCCAACTCCTACCCCATAAAAGAGGATTAATATGAGTGACCTCGATCAGATTATTCGTATCACGCTAACACGAGCTTCCCAGCCGGTTCAAACTGCTAGTTTCCAGATTCCATTGATTCTAGCAACATTTACTAACTTTGCTGAGCGTACTCGTGTATACGAGAGCATGACTCAGGTGGCAGAAGACTTCGATAGCACTGATAGCGTTTATGTTATTGCTTCCAAGCTCTTTGGTCAATCTGGCGTTGGTGCTGTTCCTCCGAGCATTGTTGTTGGTCGTCGTCAAGTTGACTCGATCACCGCAAGCATCGGAACTGTAGCAAATAACACAGAGTACAGTGTCACAATTAATGGCACCACTTACACCATCACTTCTGACGCTGATGCTTCTGCTCTTGAAATTGTAGCAGCCCTTGATACTGCTGTCACTGATGTAGAGATTAATTTCACTGACAACCTTGATGGCACTTTCAGTGTAGCTCCGGTAACTCTGGGTGAAGGTTGGAGCTTCTCCGCCTCTTCCAACATCACCGTTGGTACCACCGCTGCTACTGAAACTTGGGTAGAAGCCCTTGATGCTGTAACTGAAGACAACGACAGTTGGTATCTGCTTATTGCAGAAACTCACGTTGCTGCTGATCAAGAAGCACTGTCAGATGCTATTGGTGCTGTTCGTAAGATTTACGGTGTGTCTACTGCTGACGCCACTGCAACAGCTACCAGCACTACCGACATTGGTGCAATTCTTAGCGCTAAGTCTGCTGGTCGTACTTATGGTGTTTACCTCCCAACTGCTAACTCGGATTACCCTGAAGCTGCTTGGGCAGGCGCTCAGCTTGCTTACACTCCCGGCTCGAACGACTGGGACTTCAAGCGTGTAAACGGAGTTACTGTTTCTAAGCTTAGCGCCACCGCTAAAAACAATCTTCGTGAGAAGAACTACAACTTCTACACTGAAGTTGGTGGTGTAAACATTTTCCAAGACGGTAACATGTTTGATGGTCTACCAATCGATTTGAAAAAAGTCGCCTGAGACCGGAAGGTCTCTTGAAAACTCCTTTAATTGCTGGAAACCCGCGAAGACGTATTGACTACAACGTAGAGCCTGTTCTAAAATGATGGCTCAAGCGTGAAAGTTTGAAAACAATATGTTATGTGGCAATCAGCAGCCAAGCCCGAAAGGGAAGGTTCAACGACTAGGCAGTGATGCCGTAGCCTCAAGTGAGGCGAAATGGGGAGCCCCTAAGTATTGTTTATACCGGGTGAAGATATAGTCTGGTCTTACGCGAAAGCGTAAGTGGCGAAAAGGGAGAAACAAATGAATTACGAAAAACTTTACTTTGCGTTTATTGAAAAATATAGGAATCAGCATTTCGAACAAGGTGAATATACCGAATCTCACCATATTGTTCCTCGCCATGCAGGAGGCGATGATTCCAAAGATAATCTAATTGTTCTGTCTTATCGACAACACTGTTTTGCTCACCGACTTTTATGGAAAGCTTATAAGAAAGCCTCAGATTACAAAGCTTGGATTTTAATGAGCGGACAAGAGGTGGACAAAGTTATTGCTACACACAAAGCCTTGGGTAAAAGAAACGTTGAAACAGGACATTTAGCAAGAATAAGAAAGCTTGCTAATACTCCTTCAAGGCAAAAGAAGCTAGCAGAGCTGAACCACCACAAGGTTGAAACAGGACTTCTAGATGAGTACAGGCTGCTTTCTAATGCAGCATGGAGGGGTTGTTCACACACTGAAGAATTTAAAGAAAGAAAATCTCTTCAAATGAAAAAGTGGGCAACAGAAAACCAAGAACACTATGCCTCGATGATTGAAAAGTCTGTGGCCTTGAAGAAAGAAAATTCAAAATCTCTCTCCGAGGAAGTAATTAAAAACGCGCAAAGAAATGAAGAGTACCTGCACAAAACCTCTTCTAAAAGTTTAAATTTATTTGTATCACCCGAAGGTTTAGAGTTTCAAAGCCCGATATATGCTGCCAAATATTATTCAGAAGATTTGGACTATTGTGTGGTAGAGAACTGGTGCAAACGGGCTCAACATGGTTGGTCTCGGAAGCCTAAACCTTAGCAGTGCGGGATTAACGACCCCGCATGAACATAAACGGAACAGATTGTCATCGACTGGCTGTATGCCCGCCTGCAAGAAAGCATTTATTTCCGTCTGATTAATAGCTTGAAGATTCCGATGACCAATCCGGGTCTGGCTATTATTGAGAACGAAATTCGCACTGTACTTTCTCAAGCGGAAGCTAATGGTGCAATTGATCGTGGTTGGAACGTCTCTGTTCCTGACGTACTGTCCATTCCAGAAAACCTTCGTGCTCAGCGTACTGCTGGCGTATTTGTCTTCCGTGCTCGCCTTGCAGGTTCTATCCGTAAGGTTGAAATCGAAGGCTACCTCAGCGTTTAAGGAAAGAGCGGTTGACGTGCAGCCTCCATGTGTTGTAAAATAGTTAAAATTATCTGCTATGGAGGTCGCATGTCTGCTTATTATCTTTACAAAATTACAAACACGTTTAATTCTAAAGTGTATGTAGGAATAACTAAACATCCTGTGAAACGGAAAGCCCAGCACTTTAAAAATAGAAAATCCCACAAAACAATATCACTAATCAAACAGGCGATAGATAAGTATGGTGAGGATAATTTTTCTTTTGAAATTTTGTGTGTTGGTAGTAAAAACTACATTTTAGATTTAGAAGTTAAGGCAATCTGCGCCTATCGGGCCACTGAAAAACGCTTTGGTTATAATATTAAAGCCGGTGGACAGGGTGGTGCTGGTTATGAAATATCAAAGACTTGTAAAGATGTTCCGCACTATGTTTCAGGGTTTTGGTTTCCTAGTGTACGTTGTGCCCTAAAGCACATGAATATGGACAAATCTACATTCTTGAGACGAAAGAAACAAGGGTTGTTGGGGAACACGGAGCAGGTAGGGATGAAACGTGACTGGGGTCTGCCGCTGTATGTAGCGGGATTTTGGTTTCCGGATTTGTCTACTGCTTGTAAAACACTCTCAAGAAGTGCTATATCTCTGATGGCCCGTGTTCGTAAAGGCTCTGTCGAACAAAGTTTCTCATTAAGAGAGCAGTCCGGAGAGAATAACCACATGTTTGGGGTTCCACCGGAAAAACACCCCTCCTCAAAAGGAGTTATCGTTTTTGGGAAGAAATATTTCTCAATAAAACAAGCAACAGAGGACACCGGATTTTCTAAATATGTTATTAATAGGCGTATAAAAGAAGGTGATCCAAATTTCTCATATATTATTAACGAGGATTTCTAATGTCCGACATTGTTATTGGGAACTACTCCCCAGAAGCTGTAACAATTGTTATCTCTAAAGGAAGTTTTGTGCATCAAGTCACAGGATTTGCTGAGGGAACTTTTATCTCAGCCACCAGATTGGTGGCTGCTTCCGAACCGTTGATCTGATAGCGGCCTTGCGTGGTGACACGCATTGAATAACCTCTCTAATTCAGGGAAACCCCTAACGTAAAGTCGAGGGCAATCCTGAGCGAAGATTCTCTTTGAGAATAACGTGCAACGACCAGTCGAAAGACGTAGGGCCAAGTGGTCCGAAACGGGAGGGGGCTTAGAATAAACTAAGTCCGTGATATGGTCTCTTCTCATGTGAAAGCATGAGCTGCTGTAAAGCGAAGAAAGCTTAACGAACTTTCTTGAAGATTAAAGATATCGGTAGTGACATCACGGGTGGTCGTGTTAAGCGTCGTAATCGCTCGATGAACGTCACTATTAGCCTTCACCAATTTGCTGCCTCAAACACTGTTTTGCAACAGTTGCAACGAGCTGATGAAGAGGCCGATGGTAACGAGTGGGTCTTCTCTTGCCAAATCAAGGACAACAGCGGTCAAACTTTGTTCTTCTCGAATCAAACGATTATTGCTACTACCCCAGACCTAACTCTGAGTAACACTACTGAGATGCGAGACTGGACCTTCTTCATGTACAACGCAGACAATTTCATTGGCGGCAATACCCCGATGGATGACGCTGCTGTTGCTGCTGTTGAAGCTGTTGGTGGTCAAGTAGACGCTCGCTGGCGTCTGTAATGGAGAGGGAGACTTGCTCTCCCTTTTCTTTAATCTAATAAGACGGAGAGTTTTGTGGAAATCGCAAACTATATTCCTGAAGATGTGACAATCACCGTTGCGGGACTTCTGTCTCTAAATGGCTATGCTGATGGAACTTTCGTCTCTATTAGAAAAGATACAGTTCCTTTCGCTAGTAGACGAACAGCAGACAGCGTTGTAAGCCGCTTGTACACAAAAGACACAACTTATACAGTTGAGGTTACTTTGTATAGCGGAAGCTCAAGTAATGATGCTCTAACAAAGCTCTATCTTGCCGACGAAATCACGCAGATGGCCAAAATGCCTATCATGATTAAGGACAGCAGCGGAACATCTTTATTCTTTTCAGCAACTGCTTGGATTGAAGACATTCCCCCGTTGACACTTTCTAATAGATTTGAAACTCGTACTTGGGTATTTAAGGCAACACAAGCGGCGCTCAATGTTGGTGGTAATGAGGAAAGAGGTAGTACGATTGATTCTATTGTTTCAATTGCCACCGCTGCTCTTCCTTCACTTAATGGAATCTTCTGAGGTGGTGAATGGCTGATATTGTAACGTATTCCCCATCTTCCGTAACACTGGTAATTGATGACTTCCAAATCGTCGGATGGGACAGTATTTCGATTATCAAGACAAGTCCATCATTTATCACTATCCCCGGAATTAGGGGAAAACACACGAGGGTTAGAAGTCCAGATAAGTCCTGCACTATCCAGTTTGAGCTTATTCAAACAAGTTCGGCAAATGATATTCTCTCAGCGATTCATTCGATGGATATTGAGATGGGTACAGGTAAACTTAGTGTGATGCTGAAGGATTCATCTGGTACGAGTGTGTTTAGCAGCAGTGACGCATACATTACCAACTTCCCTGACGCCACTTTTAGCGGACAATTCGAAACTCGCACTTGGAGTATCTTTTGCCAAAGCGTCAGAGACTTTAAGGTTGGTGGCAACACCAGACCAAAAACTGTACTTGATAGCCTATTTGATAGTGTGTCGAGTATTTTTTAGAAATAAACCGGAGGAAATAATTTATGGCTAGTAAAGCTGGGATCATGGCTTTGCCGCAAACTACCATCGAACTTGATGGTGAAACTTATCTTGTAGATGCAATGCCCGCAACCGTCTCTCTTGAAGTTCAACAAGAACTTATGAAGACTGGCGGTGTGCCGTCTGTAGAGCTTATCAAGCGTATTATTATTGGTAGTGTTTCTTATAAGAATAAGAATATTGATAAAAACTCTTTTGACATTATCTTTGCTCGCCGGACTACCCACCTGTATGAGCTGACCAATCAGATTATTCAGTGGAACATGCCTGACCTTTTTACGGAAAGCGGTACAGACGAGTAATAAAAGACAAATCTGTACCAACCGTCAAGTCAAAAGTCGAGAAAGAGATTGAAGAAAACTTTTCTATCCCTTGGCAAATTTATCGTGTGGCTACACACAAGCTTGGCGGATTACATCTTATAGGTGAATTCTCTACATGTAGAACACTTAAAGACCTCTACGACATGCTTGAAGTGATCGATGTTTATGACACATTACAAGAAGAGGCTAAGAAAGCTGCTGAAGCAGAGGCTGAGGCTAAGAAAAGATTAACAAGATGAAGGTAATCTAGCGTGGAAATTGCCAAGTATACAGTTGGAGTAGATTTTAATCTTAAGTGGAAGCAGCTAGATAAGAACCTAAAACTTCTTGAAAAGAAACTAGCTAAATTCTCTGCTGGGAAACTTGCTTTCTCAATTGATCGCTTTGTTGTTGATCAGCGTAAGTTAAACATTGTCCTCGGTAATGCTCTAGACCGAGCCAGCATGACAACTGCTTTCTCAATTGATCGCTTTGTTGTTGATCAAGCAAGCCTTACCCGTCAAATGACAAGAGCTATGAAGAATGCTGCAAGAGCGGCAAGCTCCCAAGCAGATATCACCCCAAACGTAAATGGTCGCGGTGGTATTAGCACAAGACAGGCGGGTGTAGCTGGTGGTGTAGGTGGATTTACCGCTCGTGCTTATATGCCGCTTGTTGCTCTTGCTGGTGGCGGATATGGTCTTGGTGCTCTTAATCGTCGTAACCAAGAGATTGTTTCGGCTCAGCTACAGACTTCAGCCATTGTTCAACAAGCTGGCGGTAATGCTGCTCAGGGAACAGAGGCTTTTGATTGGCTTAGGGCACAAGGGGAACGAGTAGGTTTCAACTGGCTTGAGGCTATTCCCGATTACAACAAACTGATTTCCGGTCTGACTGGTGCGGGAATGACAGTTGGTCAAAGTCAGGGAGTTTTTCAAGGCTTCTCTGAATTGGCCCGCGTTAATAAGCTTGACCGCACTTCTCAGAATCGTTTGTTTAGAGCACTTAGTCAAGTGGCTGGTAAGAACCAGCTGATGTCAGAAGAACTCACTGGTCAGATTGCTGAAGCTCTTCCGGGGGGTGTTGCTGTCTTTGCTGAAGCATACCAACGTAAGCTTGCAGCAGAGGGACGTGGGGGTGGCAAAACTGGAAGCGAGGCAATTCAAGAACTTCGCAGCGCAATGGAGCGGCGTGAGGTCAAAGGTGATATTCTTCTGTATGCTGGGCAACGTGCCGGGGAGATGGCACAACCCGGTCTGACTGCGGCACAAAAAGCGTCACAAGCTGAGCAAGCAAGATTTCAGAATGCTTACAACCAATTAGCAATGGTGGCAAGTAATGCTGGTGTTGAAAGTGCTTTTGCTCGCCTGTTTAGAGCAATGGCCGATGGTGCCCGAGAGGCTGGCCCTCTGGTTGAATCATTAGCCAAAGGCTTTGATGAGATAACTAAATATGTCTCCGTAGCCATGCTTAGCTTTCAGTCACTGCAAAGATTCTTTCAGGGCCGAGATAGCTTCCTCGGTGACAAACTCTTCCCAGATAAGGAGACAAGAAGTAAAGCTCTTCTTTGGTTGGAATCTACTAAACAAGCTTTTACAGAAGTCAACACCCTGTTGGGGAACTCTATTACTGGTTGGCAACAGCTTTTGGGAACTTTAGAATCTAGTTCCGTACTAGATCGCCTTATGACTGCAATGTCTACCATCTCAAACAGTGCAGGGGCATTGAATGCTTTAGTTGAGGGTGATTTTGGAAAAGCTGGAGAGATGGCTGCTGAAGCAGGTAAGAGGTATGCCAACACGCTGACGGCCCCAGGAAGGGCAGGCGTAAATGCTGCTCTGAGGGGAGGTACACGGATGCTGGAAGCTATTGATCCGAGAGTAGATGTTGGGTCAACCGTACCACCGCAACTTAGTGGGTTCAGTGTAACAGAAGATTGGACTACTCAACAAAAAATACAAAGACAGTTGGCAGCCCAGCAAGCAGCTAAAGAGGGATACCCGAATCCAGTAGGGATTTTCCCAATGGACAAGCAGGCTGGACAAGTTACTGCAACTTTCAATATTTACGATGCAACCAATCCAGACAAGGTTGGGGAGGTTGTTCGTATTAAGCTTGAAGACATGTTTAAGGCCGTTAATGCCGAAAACCCAGAATTAGAATAATAGGAGAACAACATGACATTGGCTCTTCGTTGGACGCCTACTGATGCTGAGAATGAAGCAAGTGGCTTTATCTATTTCGATGCTGTAACTTCATTTTCTGAGCAACATCGTGGTCAGGTTACTAAACACCCTGTAGATGGTGGTGGAAGGATTACTGACCACTTTATTAAAGAGAACTCAGTATATAACATCTCAGCCGTAATGTCGGCAGTTGATGTTAGCGATGCAACCTTCATTATTATGGATTTAGATGGCGTTGCTCCCTACAACGTAGATATGGTCACTGAGCCTGTCTACATTATGCAAAGCAACGGATTGTTTGATAAAGTAAAAAGTTTCATTCCAAACAGCATTGGTCAGTTTCTTCCCAACACTGAACCAGAAGTTGTTATGCAGGAAGAACGCCTAGACTATCTCCCATACCTTAAGCGAGTTCTTCAGAACCTTGTAACTGGCCGAGTCTATAACCAAGATACTAGACAATACGACAGCAACATCCAAGTTGTTTCATTGTACGAGTATGATGAACTGAAGCTGACTAATATCGTTCGTGACCTTGTTGTTACAAGTATTAGTATCAGAGAAGATATCAATACTGGGTATGGGTTATTCTGTGACTTAACATTGGAGAAAGTGGATTTTATAACACTTCAAAAGACACAAATTCCAGAGAATATTCGTTCTGAACTCCAAGGTAAAGCATCTGGTAAGGTTAGTAAGGGTAAACAAGATAGTACAATTGGTACAGCAGGCGACGATGGTGCCCCTAAAGACACAGACCCTCTGAGAGCAGCGGTGGACGAACTATGACACTTAGATACGTAGATATACCGCTATTTGGAGACGATTACTACGGGTATTCAATCACTCTAGAGGGTAATTCGTACAACCTTGAGTTTCTGTATAACAACAGAATGGAGCTTTACACACTCTCTTTGTTTACAGCCGATGGCGAAGCTTTGGTACGGGGTCAAGCTGTTGTTCCCAACTTCCCACTACTAAAAGACTACGTGATTGATGAACTAACAGGGTTCTTTTGGATGGAGCCAATTGCTGAGATTGGCGATGAGTTTTACAAGACATATCCCAAAGACTTAGCTAAGTATTACAGGATGTTTTATATCTACGAAGACGGAGAATAAGAATGCTACTTCAACGTAACAGGGAATACTCTCTCTCAATCGGAGATTGGAAGAGTGGAGATGGACTACTAATCCAAAATTTACAAGTTACGTTTGATGTTAGTAAGTCTGCCAACAATAAAGATAAAACAAACTCCGCAGCTATAGAGATATATAACCTTTCAGACGAATCTTTGAGAGTCTTGGATACAGATTACCCGTTTGCTTCCTTCTCTGTAGGATATAGAGATATTGGACTTAAACAGCTTTTTGCCGGGCAAGTATACCTAGTAACCACTAGAAAAAGTGGAACAGATAGGATTACTCAACTACGTATGGGTAGTGGGTATACTGATCTTAACCATACACTCCTAAACCAACTCACCAGTCCCGGACGAGATGTTAAAGCGGTTTTAGAAGATATCCGTAAGAATCTTCCGGGTGTTTCTCGTGGTGTATACAACGGCACAAATCTAAACAATCAAGTGTTGTATGGTTATCCGTTGATCGGCACTCCTAAGCAGATGCTGAATGAGTTGAGCGAGAAATACCAGCTTGACTGGCAAGTCGATGATGATGTCTTGTATGTCCACGACAAAGACAGAGCAAATGACGAAAACTTCGATCAGGCTTACGTAGTATCAAGATATACAGGTTTGATTGAAAATGCTTATCGTGTTACATCAGATGAGCGCCGATCAAAGAAAGATAAAGTTAAGAAGCAAGGCGTCCAGTGGAGAATGCTCTTAAATCCAGATATCGTTGCTGGCTCTATCGTTAAGCTGGAAGACACACTCATTCAAGGTTGGTACAAGGTTGATGATGTGCGGCACTTTGGTGGTTGGAGGGACAACGATTGGTTTACCGAGGTTAAGGCCAGTGCTATTGAAAAGGTGGTGAGTACAAAATGAAAGAGCTTTTTCAAGAATCACTTAATGCACAATCAAACAAACTCCTGAATGAGATATGGACAGCTATTCCTTGTGTGGTACTTGGGGTTATTGATAGCTTAAATGGTGCAATGGTTAACATCCAACCAAGCATCAATCAACGAACCAAAGATGGTACTGTAAAAGAGAGAACCCCAATCTTAGGTGTCCCTATCGTATTTCCTTGCAGCAGAACCTCAGCTTTTACCTTCCCTATCCAAGCTGGTGATACAGGTCTTGCAATCTTCTCGATGAGAAACTTAGACGCTTGGAAGAACAGTCAAGGATTTCCGTCAGCTCCGCTAAACTTTGCCAAGTTCGACAAAGGGGACGCTATATTTGTTCCGGGTCTTCAACCTTCAAGCATTTCAGTGAATAACCCGTCTTCACGATTCTGGCCTCATAGCACAAAAGATACTGTTGTTGCACATAATATCGGAACAGCTAACGAAGTTGAAATGAGAATGACCCCTGAAGGTAACTTCTTAATTAAGACTAATGCAGACGTTCAACTTCAAGCTGAAAATGTTGCCGTGTCTGCCTCTTATATGTCGGTTGAAGTTGCAGATACAGAGTGGGTTGGAAATATTACACACGCAGGTGTTCTTAATTCAAATGGAATTGTGTTTGATAGTCACGTTCATACAGGGGTCCAGTCTGGTCCTAGTACAACTGGAGGTCCGCAGTAATGGATTTTAAATTAGATTACTTGGTTGGCGATATCGTCTGGAACAATGGACCACTAACTAAAACCGATGTAACACAGCCGCTTACTGAAAATGTCCAACAGCGACTGTTTATTCTACTTCGTACATTCCAAGAAGAGTGGTTCTTAGATACCACGTACGGCATTCCTTACTTCCAACGCATCTTAGGAAGAAAAACACCAAAATCTGTCGCTGACAGAATCTTCCAAGAAAAAATCCTAGAAGAGAATGGTGTTGCTGAAATACTGAGCTACTCGTCTGGCTTAGACAATCGAACCTATTCCGCAAAAT